GCGCGATAACTACCTCTATGCTTTCGGTGTAGGCTGGAACAGTGACGGCAGAGACGTAAGGCCCATCCTTCGGCCACCAGCCAACCATTCCATTTGAATAATCAATCCTGCCTGCGCGTTCTGCCGGGATATTAAACAGGATGTAGATTTCCGCATCCACTTCCCTGTCAGGCGCGTCTAGCTTGGAGAGACGGGTAATGAGGTCAGAAGTCATTTAATATCCAGCCTCCATAGCTGCGAATATGTGGCAACGGGCTTGGTCCAAATCACGCTCTTGTTCTTCGATAATCGCTTCGAAGCGTCGAATGATTTTGGCGACATCGCCCGGAAATTCGAATGAGCCGGTTTTTGGATCGCGGTATTTGTCGACAAGTGCGTGGTCCGCTTCAGTGCGATCAGCAAGTTTGGCTTCCATCGCCAGAATTTGTGACGCGCTGTAGTTCTTGCCGTTAATCTGAATGCCGTCGATTTCAGCCTGAACCCATCCCTGATAGAGAGCGTAAACTTTCATTCTTCCTCTCCATAAGCTTCGTCGGCGTGAACAATGCGTTCGTATTCCTCGCCAGTTGCGTCAATGCGAACAGTTTGGCTCACTCGACCATCAAGTGTATCGGCTTGCTCAAGTATCGTGTGGCCGTTAGGAAGGCGGTCGGTGCTCATGACGGCTTCCCTCCCAGCACGGCGCGGGCTTTGCGAAGATCGCCAATGGTCACGACGATTTGCACTGTGTCGCTGTTGCGCCATTCTGCTGCATCGACAGCGCGATCTTTTGCATGATCGGCAAACGGCTCCAGCGCCTTTTCAGCAGCCGAGAGCTTGGCTTCGAGGGCTTCGGTAGCTCTGGCGATTTCCAGCTTTAGACGCTTGGTCGTATAGCGCGGCTTATTTTCGTCATCGCCCATAAGGTTGGCGTTGATCTGCTCCAACTCCTTAACCCGCGCATCCTTCGCCGCGTTGTCGTCTTCGGCCTTCTCGGCGCGTTCGCAGACAGCATTGAAACGGGGTGTGCCGTTATCGTGGAGTAGAGCAGCAAGCCGTTCCTTCTCCGCCCGTTCCGCCGCCAATTCGTTTTCGAGTCTGGCGGCAATGGCCTTCTGTGTGTCGCGGTCTGCTTCCATTTCACGACGCAAACGCCATTGTTCGGCGCGCTCGGCTTCCTTCGCCGCCAATAGTTCTTCGGCCTGATCGAAGCGGACATACGCGCCACCGCCCATTTCAACGATGCCGTTGCCAAACATGCTTAGATCGTACCGCACCAGTCCCGTAACGCCATAATGAGCCGCGATGCGTCAATTGAACTAGACTTCGGCCCCGGCGAGCAGCGTTTCCGTCTCGCATGGGGCCAGTTGGCCTCATTGCAGGAAGCTTGCGATGCTGGTCCGTATGTCATTCTGGAGCGCCTAATGAATGGCGCTTGGAAAATGAATGATATCCGCGAAACTATTCGTTATGGGCTGATTGGAGGCGGGATGCCCCCACACGACGCCCTTAAACTGGTCCGCGAGTATGTCGAAGATCGGCCACCTGTCGAAAGCGTCATGATTGCGCAAGCCGTGCTGTCCGCTGGCCTCATGGGCGCGCCGGAGGAAAAGGTGGGGGAGCAGGACGCGGCAAATCAGATGGAGAGCAGTTAGACGATCTCCCGAACGGCAAGTTCCGGTTTGCCGCCGTCTATGGAAGCGGAGCAGTCGCCGGGTTCAGCCCGGAAGAAGTAGACCGCATGTCGATGTGGAAATACTTCGCCGCGCTGGATGGTTATATCAAAGCCAATTCACCTGATGACGGTGGGTTGAGTGCCAAGGAGAAAGACGATCTGGCGGACTGGCTGGGGATTTGATGAAGAGAGCGCCCTATGGGGGCGCTTTTCAATTAGAACAGCATTTTGAACACGTTGCCGTTACTGTCTTTGGCGATACCGTATCCATTCGCGGTGCCGCTGCCAGTATAGTACTCGGCTTCAACGGTGGTTCCTCTGTTGCAAGTCATGAAGGCTTGACCTTTGTTGACACCGGGCATGATGCCCCGCGATACCGTGGAGCCAAATACGGCACCATATTGCGTGAACAAAGCTCCAGTGCTCACTTGCCCAGACTGAGGCGCAACTGATGACCACGTGCCTTGACAAATCTGGCCATCTGGCAGGGTGGCCTTTATTGGACCGCTATTGTTTTCGACGCCGATTGCCGTTGCTTTAACGACCGGTAGCGGTGTTGTTTTCGAGTAAGGGCCTTCTATTGGATACATGCTTACATTCGCAGACATGCACCCTGCCAGAAATGAACACGCGGATAGCAGTACGAGATTTCTCATAGTTCCCCCGGTTAAACGTCGTGCAACTCACGCCCAATAAACAGCATGACCAGTCCAACGAGGGTAAAAGTAGCCAGCAACGTCACGACAAACAAAGATGGGCCTTCGTACGGGATCGTACCGCTAACCTCGGCCAACGTCTTTTTGAACATGGCCTCACCCGGCGACATCCTTGCTGGAGAGGCAATCCAAGCCGCAATTGGAGTTGGTAGTACGAATAATGCCGCTCCTAACCAGCCGAGCGGTGTAAGTCTGTATCTTTGAACGCTCATATATCCCCCTACACTTAACCCGCCTCTGTGCGGGTTTTTTTGTTTAACAGGACAAATCGCACGATGGCAACTGATCTTGAAACGCTCGTGGTTCAGCTCTCCGCTGACTTCAAGAGCTTCGAGCGCAGCATGGCAAGGGCTAACGGCATTACGAACCGTCAGTTCAATGCCATCGAAAAGCGCGCTCGCCAGATGAATAAAAATCTGGACAATATCTTTGCACGTTCTTTCAGCGGACTTGTCGCGCCTTTGGGGGGCATCGGTGCGGCTTTAGGTACGCGGGAAATCCTTCGATATGCAGATGCGTGGACCTCAGCTAAGAATAGCCTAGCCGTCGCTGGCGTCGTCGGAGATGAACAGAAAAAGGTTCTGGATCAGCTTTATCAATCTGCGCAGGCGAATGCCGCACCTATAACGGCGCTGACCGATCTATACGGTAAAGCGGCACAGGCGTCAGATAATCTTGGTGCAAGCCAAGCCGACATGCTCAAATTTTCCGATGGCGTTGCGGTTGCGCTGCGCGTGGCAGGCACTAGCGCCTCACAGGCATCGGGCGCATTGACGCAGTTAGGCCAGCTGCTCGGCCAAGCTCGCGTTCAGGCAGAAGAGTTTAACAGCGTCAATGAAGGCGCTCGCCCTATTCTGATGGCTGTTGCGAATGGTTTGGATGCGGCGGGCGGGTCCGTCTCCAAGCTCAAGACGCTTGTTACTGATGGGAAAGTCAGTGGTCAGCAGTTTTTCCAAGCATTCTTGAAGGGCTTGCCCACTATTCAGGCTATGGCGGCCAACGCGACCCAGACCATTGAACAGGGTATTACGAAGGTCAACAACGCTTTTACAAAATACATCGGTGAAACAGACGAAAGCCTTAGCGCTTCACAACGCTTGGTTCAGGCGCTGAACTCGCTGGCTGACAATTTCGACCATACTGCCGATATGGTTTTGAAGGTCGCCGGGATCATAGCGGGCGCGCTAGTCGGTCGTTCGATTGTTGGCATGGTTCGCTCTCTAGGCTTGGCAACTTCGGCGCTCTGGACGTTCGTCGGTGCCTTGCGCGCCGCTTCAAGTGCAGGGGCGCTGCTAACTGCGCTTGGTGGCATTGGGGCAGTTGCTGGACCTGTCGGGCTGGTTGTTGGCGGTGCGGTCGTTACTGCGTTGACCCTATTCGCATCTTCGGCTTCGTCGGCCACGGATGGCGCTCAAACCTACGCGGCGGCGCTGAAAGCGGTAAAGGATGCCGCAGAAAAAGTGCCGGAAGCTGTCGGCGCAGCCACACAGGCCATTGATGAAAAGACCAAGGGGCAGACAGCTAATGCCTTGGTTCTGGCCCGTCAGGATATTGAAGATACGACCGCAGCAGTAGTCGAATTGTTCGACCACTTGGAGCGCAATGCTGATACTTCCGCCGTGTCGCAGAAGCAGCTTAAGGAACTGGCAGACATCCGAAAGGCTTTTGAAGACGGCACTGCATCAGCAGAGGACACGCGTAACGCTCTGTGGCGACTAGCGAATGCGAACCCAGACTTTAAAGCCGTTGCAAATGCGTTCGATCCTCTTCTGACCAAAATTCGCGAAGCCATCGGCGCTATCGATGTTCTCGACGCTCGCTTGAGCAAGCGCAGTTTTACGGGACTTGTTGGCGGGCGGATGCTCAAGCGCATGACAGCACCCGGATATGACGCCGATAACCTCACACACCCAGCAACGTTCTCGTCAGATAATGATTACATGCGGCTTCACACGGCAATCGATATTCCGCTGACCAAGTATCAGAGTAGCGGCCAGAGATACTATATCGGAGAGGCAGCGTTCCCGGACCTCGGATATATACCGATGACGTTCGTGTCAGTTACGCCGACAAGTCTGGGACGTGTGTTTTTCCCGAACGATCGAAGCCCAGCAACTACGGAAATGAACAACTTCTTTCAGGTGGCGGTCTGGACAAACCATATCTGGATTTCGGTGAGCGCGGGAACAGGTGCTGGTTACGATTACAAGTTCCGCGCCCTGATCTTCAAAAACCGCCTTCAGGAGACTTTCTGATGCCAAAACGTATCAAATACTCTCCAGAAGGCGTTTATGTTTCCAGACCGGGGTATGACGTGGAAACAGCAAGCCTAGACAAGATGTCGATGTATCCAGGCATGGGCGTCATGGCTCAAGTCCTGGACGGAACGGTGACGCTTGCAGCAGGCGGCGCGCAGGATTTCGCCATCACGAACCCATCTGGGAAACTCCCTTACGTGATCCTAAACAGCACGGCGGGGGAACATCCAGACCGTGGAACCTTCTGCGCTGAAGTGAACCCGCCATACAATTACGTCCGCATTCGCAACATTTCCGGACCAACTCGAACGATCCGCTTTGCAGCGTTGATCGATAACACCTGACATTCAAGGAAAACCGACATGACCGAACCGACGGTGAATGAACCGGCGAAGCCTACGCACGTGCAAATCGATCCGATGGCGGCGG